CCCCGCAGTCCCCCACTCTGCTATTACGGTTACTCCCATCGCCTGCCAGTTTTTATATTCCTGCATGTTGGCCATATGGTGCGCTCGAATAACTTCGGTGCGTGCCAAAGTTTGTGCCCTACGCTTTGCCGGAATGAACCGCCCCAATGTATCGGTAATTCCCAATTCACCCATACCGGTACCGTTTATCGTAGCCATTAACTTACGGGCAATCACCCGGGAATGATCCCCATCTACCAGTCCTTGTGCCAAAACCTGAGAAATCTGCGTATCCATCTGTGATGTTATTCCCTTCAATTGTTCAAATGCCCGGGTGAATGCCAAACCAACAGCATCAATATGAAAAGGGGCAGACATAATTGCTTCAATCCCCCCACTTGTTTCTATACTAGGGACGTTATAATTCGCCTTTCGCAATTCCTGCCTGCCCCGGATCACCCCCCTTTTGTATGAATCATAAATAAAAATATTTGTCCAAGCTTCCTCAACGGATTCTCCAATACGGTACAAACGTCGAGTTTCCAATAATCCTAAGCTCTCCTGACGACGCAACCATTCCATAAAAGCATCTACCTTGTCAGATACCCTGGGAAAGTTAAAAGCTTGGTACCCAGGAGGCGTTACGTCAGTAAAAACCTGTATATTAAGCCCAAAACAATCCTGCTCGATGATGGCCTCCCGTATTACCCGTATTAGGGCATTAAAACGTTTATCCATTGCCCGGACAAATGCATTTCTGAGTGTAGTGGTCCTGGTAGGATCATACGAATTTATCTGTACTGAATTATATGTTAGTACCTCATTCATTATTTGCGTTTACCGGCTCTTCAGCCACCTCCTCAGTATCTCCTCCTGCTACAATCCTACGAAGTTCTTCCATCACTTCGTCAGAAGACATTTTCTCTATCTCAGCCTGTTCATCTTCACTCAAACCAAGGAACAAGCGGAAGAATGCTTTTGGTGGAATTAGAGACTCTGCCATGGGATTAGTTGTGTACTCACGCACGGCCATGGCACGCGTCCTACCCACTTCAGCCTTATCTTTCTCGGAAGAAGCAAACAGATCAGACCATTGCACCACATAATCCTCAGAAACAGGCAAAACCCCATGCTGCATACATTTTTGTACAAACGGACGAAGGATATTTATCTCGGCGTGTTCTTCTCTCCTTGTCTGAATGTAACTGAACCATGCAATAATATCTTGAGCAGAGGATAGTTCTCCACGTTCCGAACCGGTAAGGATCCTCTTTGGAATACCGGTTACCGCTGCAATCATCTGTATCTGAACATCCACATGATTTGCCGGATCTGATACCTGTGTAGCTAAGGCTTCAAGATCCACACCCTCATTGACAAAAACTCTTCTCAAGTTATGTTCAAACTCATCCAACTGATCCTGTAAACCGTTTTCCACATCTGTAGGCAGGGTATAATCCTCCTTTACTTTTCCCTGATATCCTGGACGGGCACCCCTCCAGAACATCTCCGCAGATCCACCAACCAACTTTTCAAGATCCATTAACCGATTATAGACTGCCTGCAAAACCGGAACGCCGTACACTTCACTTTCCAAAAGTTCATTGGTAACATGCAACACACGAGTCCAGTGAGCAAACAAAGTCACCACGGTTTCACTGTCGTTTTCAGTATACTCAATTTCATATTCCTCCGGAAGTCCGTATCTGGGATCCCTTGGATTTTTTACAAACCTTTGTATTTTAGCGTGTCCTTCTCCCAATGGTTTGACATACAATAATTTTTTATTGTTCTTATTTACAGGCTTTCTGAATCCTTCCCTGTCAGATACATCATCAAACCCCAATAACAAAACACCATATCGGCCAATACAGGACAGTTTGTCCAACCGAACAAACTTAGATCTTAACTGAAGTCTCTTATCAAGCTCCTTCCAGGCTTTTCCGATTTCAGACTCTTCCTGACCAATGATCTTCAATGTAATTGGTCCTTTCCATGTATAAGAAACCGGACGGTTAATAATGGCTTTAGCAATATCCTGACGCTCATATCTGGAAGCAAATTCAGAATATTGTATATTGGTAGTAGGATATCCAAGAGCTTGATACAAATCCCGATCGGTACCATACTGGTATCCCATCCTCGCAGCCAGAGTGGCTCTTCCCAGTAATGCTCCAAGGTTATGCAAAGTCTTACTATTAACCATCACCTGACCGTTCGTTTTTGGTACCTTAGTTCGTTCCATTTTTCAGCTTTTTACGTACATACTTGCTAGCATCCTGTCCGCTACCTAATACACCTTCCAACAGACGGTCACTCAGGACTCCAAGCAGAAAGGCAGACCACCCGTTAAGTTCCACCGGATCCTCTCCGGCGAAGATAACCAGTGAGATTTGTTCCCAGAACACGATGGCCACAGCAATCAGGATCACCGTCAGAAACACACGTATGGCTCCTTTGGCAAAATATTTCCATTGAAATGCTGTGGGAGTGGTATTATCGTATTTTATGGCTTGGTACAAACTGTAAAGGAAAAAAGCCACTGCACCGGCCAAAGAAAATATATAATAGATAATAAACTCCTTAAAAGGCATTTCATTCAATACCAAATTATAAACTTCTTCATCCATCACTTATCATCTTTTAAAGATGGGGGGAGCAAAACTAGGAAAACCTCCCCCCATCCAAACTAAAACAACTCACCCTCCATCCGATGGTTTCCACGGATTAAACTTTTCATAAATTTTATCCTGGATATCTTTGGTTACATCCCACGAGAATATCCCGATCTGCACTAACATCAGAAAGCCAATATTGACTGGAATAGTCCACCAGTATGCCCCGTACAAGTAACCAAAACTCAGGAAATACGCAGCCAGTACAATGACCGTTACGCATAGTATCGTAAAAAGGTATTTCAGAAACTTTCCTGTAATATTGAGTCCTCCCAGTACAAAAGGGACAAAGAAGAACATCAATGTCACTGCTCCTGCATAACTACCAATCAGATACGAGAATTGCCCAATGGCCTCCCATGGAGTCTCCGGTGTGGGAGGAAGTTCTTGAGCCAGAATTGGTGCTATAATAAACACCAACATTCCAAAAACTGCAATTAATCTTCTCATAATACACATATTTTTGTAATGAAACATAAGACTACAAATTAGCCTGTTCTGCTTTCTTCATAAAATTTATCAGTGTTTTACAATATGCATTCTGAAAATCAGAATTCTGTAACAACAAATAATCATTATAATTGTCAAAAAATAAACACTCCGGCAATATGGCCGGACAATATGTTTTTTCAAGAATATAGAAATCAGATTCCTTGTCCAAATCGCCATCTGTTTTGTCAGCCCGAAAAGGAATATCCCGAAACCCATCCTGCAATTCCTGACCGAGCAGTTCGGCAAAACGATCCGATCGGGTTTGTCCTTTGCTTGTCCATACTTCAAATCCTGTCCCTCCTCCTGCATTAGAGTGAAGGGAGATGAGTACTGCATTGTCATAAGCCTTGTAATATGAATTAACGACATCCACCCGAGCAGTCAATGGAACATCCAAATCAGTAGGACAGATGTCAATGTGATGTATATTTTCTTCCCAAAGTTTCCGCATCAACAAATCCTTGATCCGGCGATTAAACATCCCCTCATAGAATACCTCCTCCGGGGAATGGCGATACATCTTGGCCGGAGCAGTCTGGTACTCCCCGTCAATGAATCCACCGTGGCCGGGATCTAAGAGCCATACGTGTTTCATAATATGAGGCCAATTAGTTTCATTATAAAGTCCAAATCCTGTACAACGTCCACTATAACCACAGCACCAAATATTACCCCCAACAACAATAATATGCTGGCCGTTCGGTGGTTGTCTATCCAATTAAGGAATTTGGCATACCGAGTTTCCTTCTGAAGCACTTCAACCGCCGCTTTGCACGTAAATTTGCGTTCATGGCATTCCTGTTCCAACCGTTCAATCCTCTCGACAGCCTCAGACAAGTTACCGTTCTGACGCATGTTGTATGACTCCAATGAATCGAACCGCCCCTTGGAATAATCTTTTAGGTCATTGATCCGATCGATCACCAGTGCCGCCATTCCTTCATATTTCAACTCCTTTGAATTTTGGTTTTCCATCTGTCATTCTGTATATTGAATTCAACATGGCTTTCATAAATATTTCAATGGTATAGAAATCCCAACAACTAAAAATACACTCTTCGCAAACACCCACCCATGCGCTGGAGCCCTGAACAACCCCATCAGCCTGTCTATCGGATCAACCACCCCAATGTAATCCCACGGCAGCCCGGCAACGATATTGAACGTATAGCTGAACAGGGCAAAGCGGATCAGGGCATAAGCAACCACGAACAGGATCAAAGGCTTCCATCTCTTCAATCCGATGATCACCGGCAGGGTCATTAACCCCAGGATTTCGAAAGCCTCCAATGTATGCCCAATCGTTCCATGTCCGGCGAAGTTCAGCCCATCTGCGGCAGCACCCAGGATCACAAGGGATAATATGGTGATCAGTGGTTTCATATCCTTCGCCACCCTGCGGGGTAAGTGATTGGGGACCAAACGTTTGCGTTAATCACGCTCTCGTACTGATTGCCTTGAAATATCACACAATCTCCGATATTGTAAGCATCGTGTGCGCCGGTTGGCTGTTTCCAGTCGGGGCATTCACCGGGTTCGGCAGTCACCACAAAAAGTGCAGGACAGGCCGGGGGTGTCCAGTCCGATTGTGTGGTGTGTGATTGGATAACCTCATACCACGTGCCGTCAAACTCTATTACATCCCCGGCAGTCAGTCGCTGTCCCGCCTCCCACTGTGCTGGATAGTTTGACGTG